ATCTACGGCTGCATCTGCCCCAACTGCCGGCACAAATGCATCCTCCACGTCGACGGCAGAAGCCTCAACAAAGCCATCCGCCTCTGGAACCACCACGCCAGCCACTATCAAAGGAACGAACAATGAGAAACACCATCTGCGCCGCCCTCACCACCATCACCCTCGCACTCTGCGTCGCGCTCGCCGGATGCGGCAGCTCGACCAAAGCATCCACGCCGGCGCATGCGGTCAAACCCATCGACTCGCAATGCACCGACGGAGGCACCACCCACGGCTTCTACGAATGCGTCATCACATTGCAGGACACGCGAAAAGTGGACTGTGTCGTCTACGCATGGGAGAAGCAAGGCGGCCTGTCCTGCGACTGGGATCACGTGAGCGGCGCGGACAAGGAACCACAGTGAAAATCTGGTCGCAATGCGGCGCCGTATGCATCGCTCCGGAAGACGACGAGGAACGGCAGGCGTGCGAACTCGCCGTCAACGCCCTGCTCAGATGGTCGGCGGAACATGACAAGGAAAAGGAACAACAATGAAAGACAGTGAAGCAGACATCGCCATCGGCGTGCTCAACAAACTCATCGCCAATGAATACGAGGCGGCGAGCGCCGGACAGCGTTATGGCAATAGACCCCTTGAGGAAAGTGCATCGATTCGATACCACGCCTATCTCAATGCCAGGGACAAGATTCGGGAGGCGCTCGCCGATGCCATGGAGGAGCGGGACGCGCTGAACCCGTTCCTGCCTCAGCGTGATGAGTTGGTCACACAGGATATGCACACGTGCGATTTGTGTGGCAGGCGGGTGTCCAGTCCGGTCTATGCCGTGCATCTTGCCTATATGGATCAGGCGAAGACCGCCTCGGAGGTGTGCGCCGACTGCATGTGGCGGATGAAGTTCCAGCCGGTGAGGGTCATTTCGTTGGACATGTACCGGCTGTTCGAAAGGTGGCTGGACGAGCAGAAGGAGACGGAGCAGTGAGTTGGAAATTTAAGGTAGTGCCGCTCACATACACGACCGACAGGGACGCATGGACGCTCACGCTGAACAACGCCGGAACGCTCGAAAAGCCTGCTTTCCGAGGGGTGGAGTGTGGTGCGGACCGACGTGCTGCCTGGACTCAATGGGAAAGGCGAGTACAAGGTGCCGCCGAACACATGATTCGAACCGTCACTGCCGCCGACGCTCGTCTACATCCTCGGTAAGGAGGCGGAATGATGCACGGCATCAGTCGTAACAAACGGCGCTCGCCGGCCTCCAAACCCTCAGCGGCAGCGAGGACATCCAGATCAGCCGCATGCTCATCCGCAAGATCACCCAGCAAGGCGAATAAAAAGAGAGGCCCCAGCCGACCGGCCAGGAACCTCCAAGAAACCAACCACCATTCTAGCCGGAAAGCGGGAACCATGACCAGCCAATGCCAACAATGCGGCGAACCAGCACAAACCACCCTCTGCAAAACCTGCGCCAAACACATGCGACGACAAATCACCAGCCTCGCCAAAACCATCCCCGAACTGCGAGCGCTCGCCGAACGCAAGGCCCACATCGGCGAGCGCGGTGGTGGTGTTCGTGGCGGTGAGCCTGGACTGCCGGTGAGCGTGCATTGGCTGGAAGTGTATGAGGAGGCTGCGTGTCTGATGCTTCGGTTGGCTGGTTGCATCAACCTGAAATGGATGCTGCTGCCGGTCGAAGGGTGGCGGCCGGCGTATCGGGCGGTGTGCAGGTCGTGGTCCCGCGTGGTGTGTTCACCGTCCGCGGGCGAGCTGGCCGATCGGCTGGATAGGATGCTTCGGCGTATCGATAGGTTGTGCACGCCGTCGGATGGGCGCGTGACCGTCGTGCAGTGTCCGGATTGTTCGGCGTCGCTGGCCGTGCCACAGGGCATGCGTGATGGCTGGTGTCCTGAGTGTGGCGAGCGTTTGGACTTGGACATGCTGGTGGCCGGCAGACTGGGGGAGGCTGGGCAGGCGGTTATGACGTGTTCGCCCGCCGAGGCGGCCGACTGGCTGACCGACCGTGCCGGACTGCGCACCACGCGCAAGCAGGTGTCCAACTGGCTGGCGCGCGGCCGTCTGCCGAAGGCGCGCAGGTTGGGCCGTGGCGTGTGGGAATTCAATCAGGCCGAGCTGGTCGACACGCGGCTTGCGCAAGAGGGTGAGTCCGCGTAATCTGTAAAAGAACTTGCACCATGCCCGAAGGGTCTGGTGCTTTTCTTTTAAATGCTTATAATCGTTGCTGTCCGGCGTGGAGCCACTAGCAACCCTTGGAGCCGTCGCACCGAAGGACGTCGACCATGGCGGCGATACCCGTTGCGTCGGCAGCCCATGAATCGGGGGTGGCCAGCTGGGGGACCTTCGCGGGAGACGTACCCCAGACATGCCGGACACTTCTTACCGATGTAGGGGATTGATGTACAAGGTATGCTCCACCTCCGGTTGCCCACACCTGGTCTCCTCCGGCTCGCTGTGCGACGAATGCAGGAAAGCCAAAGACAAGCGTCGGACGCGAGGCCGCAATCCATACACGTCGAAAGCGCATCGCCTCGCCCGCGCCCGCGTGCTGGCAAGGGACCCGCGGTGTGTCTGTCCCGGCGACGGGCCGGACGGATGCGGCAGGCACCATGGACTATGCGGTGCCCCCAGCACCATAGCCGACCATTGGCCGATCGAACGTATCGAGCTCGTCGAAGCAGGCCTGGACCCCAACGACCCGCAACGCATGCGCGGCCTGTGCAAGCGCTGCCACGACAGCAAGACCGCAAGGACGAAACCTTCGGGCTTCAACAACAGACAAAACCTCAGCTGACACACAGGCTTCTGCACCAAAACAAAACATTCCATCGAGGCCAAGCCGACGACGCCAGCCGCTCGCGTCGAACGACACGAAAGACGAAAGCGACCAAGTCTTTTCGATTCGATTCGCGACTCATCGCAGCAGCAAGCGGGTCAAACAAAAAACCGTTGCAAAACAAACGGAAGCAAACCGTCAAAACACCCACGGGGATACCCCCTAAAAGTTTGGGTAGCGGAACCGCCGGAGAGCTGTCTCCGAGGTGCGGAGGGTTCAAAAGTTTCAGAGGGGGGGCGGGCGAAAGGCCCGGCCGCCGACAGCGAAGGAACGGCGCGAGGCCGTCCGACGATGGAGGAGACATGCCAAGAGGAGGAAAACGCGTCAGATCCGGTCCGATGCCGGATCCGTCGAGCGGTGCGAGCGAACGCAGGGGATACACGCTGCGCAGTCTGCCGAACACGGAATACAAGGGCCGGCCGCCGAAGTTTCCGCTGCCGCCTTACGTGATCCGCTATTTCGACAAGGAGTCGCAGGAATGGATCGAGGACAGGGCCGGTTCGGAATCGTGGAATGACCGGGAGGCCGAACTGTGGAGGCAGTTGTGGCGTCTGCCGCAGGCGCGCGCGTGGAAACAGCCGCAGCTGAAGTACCTGCATTACCAGATCGCCTCGTATGTCCGCGAATGCGTGGTGTGCGAGAGCCCGTCGGCCAAGGCGGCCGACGTGGCCGTGAAGATCAGGCTCGAGGACCGGATAGGCCTGTCCGAGGCTGGATTACAGGCGCTCGGCTGGAAGATCTCCGAGGACAACGTCGACATGGCCGCCCACGAGGTGCCCGCCACGGACGCGGAGGCGTCCGAGAGCGGCATGGACACCAAGATCGTCCAGTTCCCACGACGCCTAAGGGCGTGACATGGCCGACGACTGGATCATCGACTTCCCGACCCTCGCCGACCTGCAGGATGCATGGGTGCGGCGGCACGTGCGCCAGCCCGACGGCATCCTCCGCGGCAAGCCCTTCTGCTGGTCAGATTGGCAGTTCTGGTATGCGGCGCATCGGTGGAGGGTGCGCGAGGATGCGGAGTTCGTCCCGCCCGAGGAGGTCACGGTGGACAATCCACTGGTTCTCAACCAAGCCTTCCAATATCGTCTGACCGGCTGCATCGGCCCGCAGAAGACCGGCAAGGGACCGACCGAGGCGTCATGCGCCATCCTCGAAGCCTGCGGTCCGGTCGTGTTCGCCGGTTGGGCGAAGCCCGGCGACGTGTACCGCTGCTCCGACAACGGCTGCCCCTGCGGATGGGTCTACCACTACAATCCGGGCGAGCCGAAGGGCATGCGCCACCCGTCGCCCCTCATCCAGCTGACCGCGAACTCCGAGGACCAGGTGCGCAACGCCTACCGGCCATTGGTCGCCATGATCAGGCTTGGTCCGCTGAAACAGCTGCTCAAGGTGCGCGAGGGGTTCATTCGCATCCTTCGCCCCGGAATCAACTTGGATGATGACGATCTCGACCTCGACCGCATCGACGTGGTGACCGCCTCGGCCACCAGCCGTCTGGGCAACCCGATCTCGGACGCCGAACAGGACGAGGCCGGTTTGTACACCAAGTCGAACGGCATGCTCGACGTGGCCGACACCCAACGCCGTGGCGCCGCCGGCATGGGCGGTAGGACGCACTTCTGGACCAACGCCTACGACCCCGGCGAGAACTCGTACGCCCAACAGCAGTTCGAATCGGCCAGCAAGGACGTGTGGATCTTCTACCGCAACCCCGACCTGAATCCCGATTTGCGACACAAGGACGGTACGCCATACAGCTTCAACAACCGGCGCGAACGCCGCAAGATCCTCGAATGGGTCTACGCCGGCAGTCCCTGGGTGCCCTTGGACTCCGTCGAAGCGGAGGCCGAGGCGCTCATGGAGAAGGACCCGGCACAGGCCGAGCGCTTTTTCGGCAACCGAATGGTGCAGGGAGGCGGCGCATGGCTTGAGGACGGACTATGGGAGAGCTGCTATGCGGGACAATAGACCACTCAACAAATCAAGGATGCGGACGATGAGGCAATACAATCTTCCGCTGCTGCAAAAGGTGCGGACGGTTGGCAGATACGACATGCCAATGCTTGCAAAACAGGACGTCACCACCCCTGACACGTTGATGGGCTTCAATTACGCGACCGGCAAAAAGACAGTCAAGCATTGCGGAATCCATTTCTTCATCGATGACTACCAGTTCCAGAGAGTCTGGAACCAGCCGGACAGATACATCGCACCGCTCAAACGCTTCCAGTGTGTGCTGACGCCTGATTTCAGCACATACATGGACATGCCGGAAGCGATGAAGATCTATAACGTCTTCCGAAGCCGTCTGATCGGAGCATACTGGCAGGCCTGCGGGCTGAAAGTCATCCCAACACTTCAATGGGCGGGCCCAGAATCGTTCTCTTACTGCTTTTCAGGCATTCCAAACAACTCCACAGTCGCGGTAAGCACGGTCGGAGCGAATAACAATCCGACGGCAGAGCTCTATTGGCGGCTCGGCATGCGGTACGCGATCGACAGGCTTGAACCGGAAAAGATTCTCCTCTACGGAGATGCCATTCCGTTTTTCGACTTCGGTGGCACCGAAGTCGTCGCATACAAAAACAGCAATACGGAAAGGATGAAAAAATGGGCGGAAGAGGATCAAGCTCGGGCGCAGGCCGTGGCGGACATGGCGGCGGAGGGGGAGGCTCTGCCACCGACCTCTCATCCGTAAGCGACTCTGATCTCACCAATATGATGCGCGATGCGGGAAGCCGCATGGACGCCGCATCGGAAATCATGCAGAGAACCGCGCACGGAGCCACGCAATACAACCAGCGCATGCCGGAAAGCGTGTTCCCGGAGGCAACCAAGGCGAACTACGACAAATACCAAGCGGCTTCCAAGGCATTCCACACCGCCAGAGCACAGCGCGACAGAATCTCCGACGAACAGATCCGACGCCAACCAAAATCAAGCGGCACAAGCCGCGCATTCGTCAATTCCTTCGGCGAAGCGACGACAAGGGAGATCACAAACCAGAACTACCAGCGCTCGCAGAAGAGTTTGTCGAAATCGGTCTTGAGGAACATGGGATACTAGCATGTCCGAGCATGAGCTTTGGCTTGAGAATCCGCCGAAAGGCACTGAGGTGTGTCTCGGCTTCGACGGCTCCGAGAACGACGACTGGACGTGCATCAAGGCCGAGACCCGTGAAGGTTTCATCTTCACGCCACGGTATGGCGAGGATCGCCGTCCGACGATCTGGAATCCGAAGACGTGGGGCGGCCGCATCCCGCGCGGCGAGGTCAACGCCGCCATGGACGAGCTCAACGACCGATACAAGGTGATCCGCGCCTATTGCGATCCCGGTTTCCGCGACGAGGTGTCGTGGGAATCGCAGATCGAGGCATGGGACTCCCAATACGGGCCGAAGAAATTCATCCCCTGGTCGATGAGCGGTTCGAGCCGTATCACCGCCGTATGGGAGGCGTTGAAACGCTTCGAATCCGACCTGCAGCATCACGCGATCACGCAGGACGGGTGTCCGATCACCATCACGCACATGCGCAACGCAAGACGCTTCGCCAAGTCCGGCGAACGCTACGGGCTGGGCAAGCCGAAGCAGACGCGGAAGATTGATGCGGCGGTGACGTGCGTGCTGGCGCATGAGGCGGCATGTGATGCACGTGCCGCCGGCTGGGGTAGGAAACGCAAGGCGTACTTGTTGACTGGTTCTACTACGAGGGGGTTCTAAATGATTCGTACCGCCGATGATGTGAATCGCATGGCGAATCTTCTCGCCTTGAAGATCGAGAACCGTCGGCCGGACATCAGGAAGCATACGGATTATGTGCGTGGCAAGCGCGGCACACTGAAATTCGCGTCCGACGAATTCAAACGCTACATGGCGGACCGGTTCTCAGGTTTCGCCGACAACTGGTGTCTGCCTGTGGCGCAGGCGCCGGTCGAGCGCATCCATTTCAGAGGCTTTATCCCATACGACGACAGTGAGCTCGACTCGCATGTCATGCGCGTGTGGGAGCGGAATGACTGCGATCGCAAACTGCAGGAGACGGCTCTGATGATGACCACGACCGGACGTGCGTTTGGCCTGGTGACCTCGATGCCTGACGGCAGGGCGCGCATCAGCTTCGAACACCCCGACTCCGCAGCCGTCCATTACGACCCGCTCACTGGAGAGGTCGACGCCGGCCTCCTGGTCCGCTACGACGAGGAGCACGAGTTCGGCACGCTGCTGCTGCCGGACATGGTCTTCGACGTGGTGCGCGTGCGTGCAGGCGGGGACGACGAGCGGAACCGTCTGCCGCCCGGCGTTGAGGGCTGGCGGTTCGTTCCGGATTCGGCGCGCGCGAACCCGCTCGGACGAGTGCCATTGGTCGAATTCCGCAATCAGATGCTCCTGGACGACCTGCCGATCAGTGATGTGGAGCAGGTCGAATCGATGCAGGACGCCGTCAACGTCTGCTGGGCCTACACGCTCAACGCCCTGGACTTCGCGTCCATGCCGGCGAGGGTGATACTCGGCGGCGACTCCCTGTCCGAGCCGGTCTTCGACAAGGCGACCGGAGAGCAGGTCGGTGAGCGTCCTGTGAACCTCGACAAGCAGGTCATGGAGCGCATCATGCAGATCACCGGCGACAACGTGTCGATCGGCGAATGGACCGCCAGCAACCTGCAGGCTTTCCTGCCGATCATCCAGAAGGCCGTCGAGCACATCGCGGCCGAGACACGCACGCCCGGCCACTACCTGCTGACGAATGCGGAGGTGCCGGCCACCGGCTACGAGGTCGCCGAAGCCGGCCTCGTGTCGAAGACATTGGAGCGCATCAGCTTCATGCGTCAGCCGGTGCGCGAATTGTGCGTGATGGCCATGATGCTCGAGGACGATGAGGAATCAGCCCGCATCCTCGAGGATGCAAAAGTCGTGTTCGCCACACCGCAATACCGGTCCGAGGCCCTCATGGCCGACGCGATGCTCAAATACAAGAAGCTCGGATACCCGTTGCAGTGGATCGCCGAGCAGATGGGTCAGAGTCCGGAGGACATCAAACGCATCATGCGCATGGTGGACGACGAGAATCACGATCCGGAGATGGCTGAGATAGCACGAAGCCTGCAGGTCGGAGGTGCATCTGATGACGGTGACTCTGGAGAGCCTGTCGGACAGTCGGAACACTCTGGCCAGACTGTGCCTGCTGGCCGTGAAGGCGGCGGACAAAACGTGGAAGGGCGTGGATCCGCGACGGGTGCGTGACAGCTGGAATCGGATAAACGCCGATTTCCTAACGCTCTTCGCCACACTGCAGACCCGCGCCGCGAGCGACGCGATGGACTCGTCCACGTTGATGCTCGCCGAACAGGGCGACTACGTGCGCCCTGACGGTATTGCGAATCCCCTCGCCTTCGGGACGGGTTTCGCACCGAGCGGCATCGACCTCGAATCATATTTCGATATCCCGGTGACGCGCACTTTGTCGGCCATCAAGTCAGGCATGGGTGAATCCGATGCCATGATGGCAGGTCGTGCTACGCTTCGCCAGATGGCCATGCAGGCCATCGAGGACACGTCAATCAGCGCGATGGGCGTCAGCATCACCCAGCGTTCCGGCGTCGGCTACGTGCGCGTCGAATCACCCGACTGTTGCCCACGATGCGCCATCCTCGCCGGAAAATACTTCCGGCACAACAACGACTTCCTTCGTCATCCGAAATGCCACGGTCGCACCATCCCCTGCAAAGGCAAGGACAAGGCCGAGAAACAAGGCTGGATCACATCGCCGATGGACCGCTTCAACGGCATGAGCGAAGAGGAGCAGGACAAGGTCTTCGGCCATGCCGACGCGCAGGCCATCAGGGACGGCGCCGACATCTACCAGGTCGTCAACGCGCATCGAGGCATGCGGCCAATCGGACGCGGCAACATCCGCATGACAACGTCCGAAGGCACCAGCCGCTACGGTTGGAGCCGCATGATTCGCAAATACGAATACGGCCAACGCCAGAGGCGCAGGCTCACGCCGGAAGGCATCTACAGCTTCAACCTCCCTCGCGAGCAGACCATCGAACTTCTGAAGCGCGAGGGCTACATCCTGCCCGACAAATGGCGCGAGCAGGTGCCGGAGCTTCGCCGCAGCCAATGGCTGCACGACAACGGATACCGTCAGGGACGGCATGAGGACCTGACCGAGGCGCAGAAGCGTCTTCTCAATGCGCGGCTCCGCTACGAGGCCGCTTTGGACGGCCACAATCCCTATCAGCCAGGCAGTCCGGTCACGCCGGATGTGCTGGCGAAGGCCGAGAACTCGTATCGTCGCTGGCTTTCCAGCAACGGCGAAAAATACATCCAGTAAAAGGAAGGAAACATCATCATGTCCGATGGACAGCAGCAGGATCCGAACACCGGCGATCCGGGCGCGCAGGAGCCGCACGTCGACTGGCACGACAAGTTCCTCGGCCAGAAGAAGGTCAACACCGACCTAGAGGCGAAGCTCAAGGCTGCCTATGAGAAGGCCGACCGCGTGGACGACTTGGAGAAGCAGGTCGCCGACTGGGAGCAGCGTGGCAAGGAATTCGAATCCGCGCAGGCCACGATAGCCGGACTGCAGAAGCAGGTGCTCCAGGCGAATGTCACCGCAGCAGCGACCGGCAAGCTTATCAATCCGGGCGACGCGTTGAAGCTTATCGATTTCTCCGACCTGACCGCTGACGATCAGGGAGGATACGACCAGAACGTGATTTCCAAGAAAATCGACGATCTGGTCACGGCACACCCGTATCTCGCGCAAGGCGGGAACAAGGCTGGTCTGGCGGGAATCATCCCACCGTCAGGCGCCCGTGATGGCGATCATCAGGCGGGACAGCTTACCAGGGACGATCTGAAGAACATGACCCCGAAGCAGATCGAGGAGGCGCGCCGCAAGGGCCGTCTGGATGACCTGCTCGCAGGCCGCAGCAAGTAAGGAGGCCACCAGCAATGGCAATCACCAATTTCATTCCCGAGGTATGGTCCGCCGCCATCCTCGAAGCCCTGCGCGCGAAGCTCGTCTTCCCGAGCCTGTGCAACCGCGATTATGAGGGCGACATCCGTGAGGCCGGCGACACCGTACACATCACCGGATACGACGACGTGACCGTGCACAAGTACGTCCGCGGACAGGCGATCACCGTCGACGATGTCAATGACAAGGAAGCAGCCGTTCTTGAAATCAATCAGTCCGACTATTTCGCCTTCAAGGTCAACGACCTCGACAAGGCTCAGGCCAAGGCGGACATGACTGGAAAGTTCACCAATTCCGCCGCCTACAACATGATGAAGAACGTGGAGAACTACATCTCCAATCTCATGGACACGGCCGTCGAGACCCCGGCGAAGACCGTGGCCGTCGGCACCCCCGCCGACGCGTATCTCGCCGTCGTGGAAGCCGGACGCAAGCTCGACGTGCAGAACGTGCCCGACGAGGGACGCTGGCTCGTCGTCAGCCCCGACTTCTACGCGCTCCTGCTGCAGGACTCCCGCTTCATCGAAGGCACAGAAGCGGGCCATAATACGCTGCTCAACGGCGTGGTCGGCCAGGTGCGCGGCTTCACCGTCGTGAAGTCCAACAATGTGCCGCACAAGTCCGCCAGCCCGGACACGCAGTCCATTCTCGCCGGCACCAACGCTGCCGTCACCTTCGCACAGCAGGTCAGCAACGTCGAGGCTATGCGCATGCAGACCGACTTCGCCGACATGGTGCGCGGCCTCGACCTGTACGGCGCCAAGGTCATCCGCCCCGAGTGCCTGACCAAGATCACACTGAACCTCTCCACCACCACCGGTCGTTCCCTGCAGGATGCGCAGACCCCTGTCGTGAGCGGTACCACCGCAGACAGCGACGGTGAAGAGGATGCTGCTGCAGGCAAGAAGAGCGGCAAGTAGTCGAGTCCGATGATCGGAGGCTGAAATGACCGCACTGGCCACCTTGGACGACCTGAAACATAACGGCATCGAAGTGACCGATGAGCAGACGGCAACCAGTCTGCTCGACTCGGTCTCCGAAGCCGTCCGCTCGGCCGCCGGCTGTCCGATCACCCTCGGCGAATGGACCGTCGACATCCCCGGAGAACAGTCCAGGAAACTCGACCTGCCATGCAGGGCCGTCAGAAGCGTTTCCAAGGTGCTCATCGACGGCAAGACCGTCGACGACTGGCGGCTCCTCGGATCCGCACTCTACCGCGAAGAGCCGTGGAGCCCCTTCGGACGCATCCCGTCGGTCGTGACAGTCACCTTCACGGGTGGCTGGAATCCGATACCCGCCGATATCGTCAGACTGGTCTGCTCGTACGTCGCAGCCGGACTCCACCAGCTCGAGGACGGAGGCCCCGGCGCCCACGCCGGCGTCAGCTACGAACGTGTCGACGACGCACAGGTCGGATACGCACAAGGCGATGCCGCCCAAATCGACGTGACCGAACTGCCGGAAGCGACCAAGCGCAGCCTGCGCAACCGCTTCGGCGCGAACGTCTCTTCGATAGGGGTGTTCCGATGAGAATCAGCGCATCATTCCTCTCCAAGGCCCGCCGTGACGCGGAAGGCCTCATGACCGACCAGTGCACGGTAACCCGCCCAGGCGAGTCCACCACGGATCCGGACACGGGACTGCCGAACACCGGCACGGAGCAGGTGTATGAGGGCAAGTGCAAGGTGCAGACCTCTGGTGGTCTCGCCAGCGAACAGACCGAGGGAAGCGCCGCCCAGAACATGGGCGCCGTCTCGTTGGTCTGGTCTTTGTACGTGCATTTTCCATATGGCACTCCAGGCCTTCGCGCCGGTGACGTGGTGGAAGTCACGGAATCCGCTAATCCGCTGCTCGTCGGCAGACGTTTCCGGCTCGTCTCCCCGCAATCGGAGAAAAGCCATACCACCGCCTGCCGTTGGAATGTGAAGGAGGACTCATGAGCGGACTGTTCGACGCTTCGCAGTTGACGGCCTTCGGCGATGCGCTGCTCGCCAAGGGCGTGGCTCGCCGTGCCTTGATCTCCGCAGCTGTGAAGAAGGGCGCGCAGAACGTCAAGAACTCGATTCGCGACGACCTGAAAGGCTCAGGCAACAAGGCGTTCCGCCGTATCCCGATCACCTACACGGTGAGCGAGACGCCCGGACGCATTTCCGCCGAGATAGGCCCCACAAAGGGCGGGGCTGGTTCGCTCGCGAACATCGCGTTCTTCGGCACCGCGAAGGGCGGTGGAACGCATCGGTTCTACGAGCATGGTGAGGAAGAATTGCCGAAGCTTGCGGAATACGTGGCGCGTGCCGCCGTGGAGGTGGTCTGAATGACGTCGATCATGACGTTGACCGACACGATCCTCGACCATATCCCGAAGCCAGCGACGGGCTGGGCCGTGTACCGGCAGACCGCCCCGAAGCCGACCGACAAGCCGCCGTGGGTGATTGAGACGGTCACGACCAACGGCCATATCGTCGGCGAAACGCAGCATGTGCATTGCGGCATCGGCACTTTGCTGGTGCGCATCGTGAGCACCACGGCCGATTCCGTCAACGTGCTGGCCGATGACCTCATGATTCCAGGACTTGCTGGCAAAAGGTTCGTCGCGCAGGGCTTCGACACCGGCTGTCTGACGTTGTTCTCCGATTCCGGCGCTTATGCGGCCGGACTTACCGCAGAGGACACGGCGCTGCTTTACCAGTGTCGTCTTCTGACTTTCAAATTCAACTGGTCACGCATGTGACCATCAAATATTAAGGAGGAGTCATGGTTTTGACTCTTGGAACCGAAGTTCCTTCCACACCGGCGGACGGTCTGGTCAACACGATCTGGGTGCCGTCGATCGAAAACATCCAGAAGCCGACCGCTGACGAGATCAACGCCGGAACCGACCTGAGTAACTACGTCACCATGGGCGGCTGGTCGTGCTCGCCGTCGCAGGAGTCCATTTCCGACCAGCGAGAGAACAGCGCGCAGGATTATGAGAATCCCGGACGCAAGAAGATCAGCGGTTCAAGCATCGAGGTCATCGACAACACCAACACTTCGCATTCCACGGAAAACGTGGCGATGGAGACGTTGACCGAGGGTGCGGAAGGCTATTTCGTGCGCCGCTATGGCAAGCAGACGGATGATGCTTTTGCCGCCGGAGATACGGTGAACGTGTATGCTGTCCGCATTGGCATGAGCGCCAAGGTGGCGATTGCCGCGAACAGCGTGCTGCGCAGCAAGGTCAATTTCTCCGTTCGCGCTCCTGGCTGGGCGGAGAACGTGAAGGTCGCCTGATTGATTCTTCCCGCACCGGACTTTCGTCCCTTTCGCCGGTGCGGGACCCTCTTTTCCGGCAAAGGAACATGAATATTAGAGCGAAGGAACAACAATGCTTAAAGTCACCAGACGCACGCGCGAGGTCGATGTCATCCTCAACCAGCAGACCGCCGAGGACATCGCCAGATTGGGTGATGCGCTGGCCGAGGAGACCACGCGCGAGCGAGTCACGGAGGCTGGGACGAACCGGCAGGCGAAGGCCACCGCGCGGCGCATCGAAGAGCTGCGCGAACAGGCGGATGCGGAGACATTGAAGCTCACGTTGCGGGCATTGCCGGTAAGTAAGTGGGCGCAGGCATTGGCCGCGCACCGCAATGACAACGGCACGAACGACATGTTCGGCACCGCCGCCGCGGCATTGCCGCTCATGCTTGATTCCGCGACCATCGGCGGTAAGCCGGTGGCCGACGAGGACAAGACCGAACAGGCGTGGCGCAGTCTGTTCGATGAATTGACGGATGGCCAGTTCACGCCGATCTGGCAGGCCATCGCGGAACTGAACGGTACTGCAGCGGACCCAAAAGCGGCATTCGACCTCGCCTCGCAGGTTCTCCGCAACTAGTCGAGGATCTTAAGATCTGCCGCCAGCTCGGCATCAGCTATAAGCGTTTCATGGGCTGGCGTCCGAGTGAGGGCGATGAGGTCGAATGGGATGAGACGGAACGCAATTGGATGCGTTCGTTGGCGGAATACGAACGGTCATTATGCCCCATGTGCGGTTTGCCTCGCTCGATCTGCCAAGACCCGAAGGGTGAACTTACGTTGCATGCCGAAACCAGCGTCTGCTGGGCCACTGCGCACATGCAGCAGGCCATGAAACAGTGGACGGAGGCCAACGGCAGGGACAATCCGGCCGCGAACGCCTTGGTGGCGCATTTGACCTGATTTTTGGAGGATGCTTTGGCGGAGAACAAGAACATCGTCATCCGGTTGATGGCGGACACAGCCTCATATGAGGCGGCGATGACCCGCGCCGGAAGCACCGCGAGAACGGTCGCTTCTGGCATGGAGAATACCGGGCGCAAGTCCGCGCTCATCGCCAGCGGCATGACCGCCGCAGGACTGGCCGTGGCCGCGTTCGGCGTGGCTGCGGTCAAGATGGCCGCAGACTTCGACCAGCAGATGAGCACCGTCCAGGCGAACACCGGCGCGACCAGCGCCCAAATGGACCAGTTGCGTGCCGCCGCCATCGAAGCCGGAGCTTCCACGGTTTATTCCGCTTCGGATTCCGCCGACGCGATCAACGATCTCGGCAAGGCCGGCATGAGCGTCACGGATATTCTCACCGGCAGCTTGTCTGGCGCTTTGAATCTGGCCGCGTCCGATGGAATGGCCGTGGGGGATGCCGCCGAATACATGGCCAACGCGTTGAGCATGTTCCACCTGAAGGGGTCTCAGGCTTCTCAGGTGGCCGACACGCTCGCGGCTGGCGCGGGCAAGGCTGTCGGCAACGTGTCCGATTTCGGCGAAGCCCTGAACAATTGCGGCGCGCAGGCCAACTCTTTCGGCATGAACATCCAGGAGACCACCGGCGTACTTGCCCTGTTCGCCCAGAACGGCACCATCGGCGCCGAAGCCGGCACCCAGTTGAACAGCATGCTGATGAAACTGGCCGCGCCGTCCACCGAAGCCGCCAATACGATGAAGGAACTCGGCATCAGCGCCTACGACGCGCAAGGCCACTTCGTCGGCATGTCCAAATTCGCCGGACAGCTCCAGAAGGCCGAAAAGAACCTGACCGACGAACAGCGCAACCAGGCGAACGCGACCATCTTCGGAAGCTACGCCATCAAGGCCGCGAATTATCTTTACGAGGCGGGCGAATCCGGCGTCAACAAGTGGACGAAGGCCGTGTCCGAAAGCGGGTACGCCGCCGAGCAGGCGGCTGCGAAGAACAACAATCTCAAAGGTGATCTGGAGAATCTTGGCGGTTCGATGGAATCCTTGATGATTTCCGTCGGCGAAGGCGCTCAGGGGCCTTTGCGCAAGATGGTGCAGGGGTTGGATACGCTGGTTGACGCGTTCGCCGGTTTGCCGTCAGGCGTGCAGCAGACGCTCGTGGTCATGGCATCATTGGCCGGCGTGTTCGGAGCTGTACACAAGGCCGCCGGCAATCTCAACGGCAGCACCAGCACCATGGCCAACAACATCGGCCTGGCCATCGACCCGATCCAACGCGTCAAGACGGCGCTCGCATCCGCGCAGACCGCATTCCAGATGTTCAAGGCATCTTCGATGAGCGCTTCCGAGCAGATGGAAGCGTTCGGCACGTCCGCTTCCAAGGCGCAGTTGAAGACCGCTGGGTTCAAGGCGGTTGGCAGCAGTGTCATGAGCCTGCTTGGCGGCCCGTGGGGCATCGCGCTGACGGTGGCCGGCGTGGCGTTATCGGCTTTCATTTCTCAGCAACAGAAGGCTAAGGCGGCATCCGAGCAGCTGGAAAGCGCCCTGGAGTCCGGTTCGGATGTCGCGTCCGAAATCGCCGGAGCCTATCAGGATATGAGCAGTGGCGGCGTCAAGTTGACCACATGGCTTGACAAAGCGGGTATCAGCCTGACCGACATGACCAGCGCCGCCATGGGCAACGAAGCGGCCTTGAAGCGCGTCAACAAGCAGATCAAGGAAATCGACAAGCCCGGCCCTGGCGCAACTGCGGCATCCGCCATCAAGAAAGCCCTGAAAGAGGAATCAAAGGCCTACGATGATGCTTCCAAGAAGGCCAATGAGAAAAGCAAGGCCGCCAAGAACGCGGTAGATGCTGACGGCAAGTCTGCCGCCGCCGCGAAGGATGCCGCCAGCGCGAACAAGGATCTCGCTGATTCCGCTTCGGACGCGTCCGAGGAAATCGACGACCTCGTGAAGGCCTTGTTCGGCTTGGAGTCCGGTAATCTGACCGCAGACCAGGCGGTTGACCAGCTGAACCAAAAGATCGGCGAACTGTCCGACACCTGCAAGGACAATGGCGTGGTGTTCGACCAGAGCGGGAATCTGCTCGACCGTTTTTCCGAGAAGGGCACCAAGACCAAGCAGGCTTTGGAGGACATCGCCAGCAGCGCACAGAACGCCGCCGAGAAGATCCTCAAGCAGGGCGAGAGCACCAATTTCAGCAGCGGCGAGATCGAACGTGCGAACGGCGTGCTGCAGGATGCGCGTGACGCGATCATCCGGCAGGCCGAAGCCTCGGGCATGAGCGAACAGGCCGCTAACGCCTTGGCGGACCGTTGGGGTCTGAGTTCCGACAGCATCAAGGCTTCCATCGACAACATCAAGAAGACCGCCGACAACAACAAGGCGAAGCTTGACGTTGACGATTCCAAGGCCAAGAAGAAGACCAAGACCGCCGAGACCAACGTCGACAAATTCAATAAGAAGATCGCCAAGGCCAAGCTCGACGCCGACGGCAAGAAGGCCACGGCCAGCGCCAAGAAGGCGCAGAAGATGATGGACGACTTCAACAGGAAGCACGTCAACGCCACCATCGGCGCGACCGACAAGGCATCCAAGAAGGCGAACACCGCTTCCAAGAACATCGGAAAGCTCAACGGCAAGAAAGCCACAGCCAGACTCGACGCGAAGGACAACGCCTCGCCGAAGGTGGACAAGGCCAATGCGAAGAAACTGTCAAACAAGCGCAACACCTTGGATTCCACCGACAGGGCAACGCCGAAGACGAACGCCGCAAACGCGAAGAGGCTCAACAACAAGAAGAACACCCTCGATTCGACCGACAAGGCCGGACCGAAGGTAGACGCCGTCAACCGCAAGAAGCTGAACGACAAGAAGAGCACCGCCTCGGTCAACGACCAGGCGACTCCGGTGCTCCGCTCCATCAACAACTTCAAGATCGCGGACAAGAGCTTCACCGTGACGGAGAAGACGAAGAAGGAGGGTGGCTACACCGGTGGAATGTTCACCGACGGCGCCTTCCAGCAGTTCGCCGGAGGTGGCATGTTCTCCGGCTACGTGGATCCGGCGTGGGCGCCCGGCAACGGGTTGAGCGACAGCGTGTATCTGCTCAACGCTCGTCTTGCCGCGGGCGAGTACACGCACAGGGCTGCCGCTGTCGACTATTACGGGCTTGAGACCATGCGCGCCATCAACGAGATGCGCGTGCCTCGCGAGGCGTTCATGACAAGTCACAGCATGCCGGATGTTTCCGTGCAGGTGGATACTCGTGCCGTCGTTGCTGCGATCACAAGTCTGCACAACGATCTTGGCGCGATCATCTCCACTGCTGCAGGAGATTCGACAATAAGCGACCGCGACTTGGGGAGGTTGATTCGCAGGTATGCGAGAACTTAAATACACTGCTCATGACGGCACGGTCATCGACCTCAACACCGATGATCTGTGGGTGGCTGACCTGCAGGAAATGCGAGGGTACGCATGGACGTACACGCTGGCCACGCGCGGCATCAAATCGGTGAGCAGAAACGCTTCGACGGCGAAAATGACCGTCCGCACCACGGATCCGTCAAGATTGGACGTGGTGCAGACGGCTTTCGATTCGGACGTGCAGGCTGTTACGCCAGGCATGTTGACCGTCGATGGCGAATGGTTCCAGCGGGCGTATGTCGTCGGCTCATCGCTTGGTCTGGTGCCTTGGCCGGCCTATGCGCAGACTGACTACACGGTCGTCTTGTGCGATGGCGTCTGGCGTCGCGCGCTGCCGGTGCAGCATTTCTTCGCGATGACGGCAGGCACCGGTTCGCAGATCGACCTTCCACTGGACCTGCCGACCGATTTGGCTCCGTCGAAAATCGCTTTGACGGTGCATAATCCGACAGGCAAGGCCGCTGAGTTCACTGCGGTCATTTTCGGCCCTTGCGTCAACCCGTCTTTCCAGATTGGCGGCAACACTTACGCGGTTGATGTGACAGTGCCGGAAGGCGGTCATATGTCACTGTCGGCCACTGGATTGCGGAAGACGATAACGGTGGCAGCTGAAAACGGCGACGTTTCGGATGTTTTCGACAAGGGCGTTCGCGGCAACGGCAGTGGAAGCGGCTCATATGTTTTCGAGCCGATACCTGCCGGAGATTCGCTGTTGACGGTTTCCGGCGATTATGGCATCGATTTGACCATGTTTGACGTTTCTGGAGGTGTGCCTTGGTTGACGTTATCCTCGCCGATGGCAAGCTGACGCCACGTGCGAGCGTATCGCAGGTGACGTTGGATTGGGCTTGCGGCACGGACGAAAACGATTTCGAGCTGACCATCGAAGATCCGTCTGCGCCGGAAATTGAACGTGGCTGGTATTTCTGGATTGACGGCAGTGACGTGGGCGGCCGGATCGTCGACCGTCGTGTGGCTGTTTCCGGTGGCGTGTCCACGGCCACGTGGATCGGCCAATCGTGGACTGGCATGTTGGCGGCGAAGATATTGCAGCCGGACGCGAATCAGGATTACCTGACCGTCTCCGGCAAGCTGCCTGACATCCTCAAAAACCTCTTGAAGCGCATCGGTTTGGATTCGGTTTTCACTGTCGATTCCTCCGATGCTTCCACTTTGTCGAATTGGATGTTCCAGAATCCACGTTATGTGGACGCCTACACCGGCTTGCGCACATTGCTTGCATCATGTGGCCGCAGGCTTGATTTCAAAACGTCCGGCAATAAGATCCTGCTTGGTATCGTGCCGGTGCAGACCATTACGAACACGATCGATTCCGACCTTGTGGATTTCAAGGCCGAGACCAACCGTCGCGCGGTGAATCATCTCATCGGCCTTGGCTCGCAGGAGCTCAAGAACCGTCTGGTGGTTAATTATTTCGCGGATGCAACCGGCGTGGTGAGTCAGACGCAGACGCTCGTAGGCGCCGATGAGGTATGCGCCACATACGACTATTCCAACGCGGATTTGTCCACGCTGCAATCCGAGACGAAGAAGCATCTGCAGGAATTGCAGACCGGTGGATCGGTCGAGGTGACGTTGTCCGATGAGGTCGGCGACGGTCTGCGTGTGGATGACAAGATTGTTGCGACGGATCAGACTTCTGGCGTCAACGTCACCGCCGTGGTGACGAAACGGATCGTGAAAATCGATTCTGGGATTTTGACTTCGACGTTCGAGGTCGGACTGCCTGTACAGTTGGCGAACGCGAACTATTCCGGGTCTTCCTCTTCCTCTTCGTCTTCTGGTTCGGCTGGCGGCGTGTCTTTGACGGCTGGCCGCGGCCTGTCGATTTCAGGCGGCACGATCAGCGCGGGGGTCGCTTCCGAGGATTTGGATTCCGTCAGGCAGGTCGCCGAGTCGGCGGACAGGACGGCTTCCGGTTTCGCGGCGCAGATCGGCAAGGCGAATCAGACCGCCGAGGATGCGAGGAACGTCGCCGATGCGGCCAGGACCGTGGCTGACAGTGCCAAGTCGGGCATGATGACCGATGGCGAGCGGTCGAAGCTCGCTTCGGTCGAACGGGGCGCGAACGCCTACACGCTGCCGAAGGCGTCCACGGACGTGTTGGGTGGCGTGAGGGTGGACGGTTCATCGATCGTGAGCGTGGATGGTGTCATCAGCGCACATGTCGGCGACGGCGCTTCCGGGAGGGTCGTGTTCCCAATCGGATACGTGGTCCAGAACACGACTGGCATCGACCCTTCCGTTGACTTCGGCGGCACGTGGAGGCAGTTGCCTTCGCTTGGCTGTTTCACGTTTGAAAGGATTGGATAGTGAAGTCTGATGGGTACTCGAAGTATGTGTGCGACAAGTGCGGCAAGACCGCCTATGTCGCCGCTGGCGATACGGAGGCGCGTGAATGGTTCACCGTGCGCCGCTATTCGGCTGGCAAGGCGACCCGCATCGCGGATGATGTGGCGCCCGACATCTACGAACTGTGTTCCCAATGCAATGCGTCTTTCATGACGTTCGCGCAGGAGAATGATGAATCGTTTGAAGCATGGTTGAAGGAGGTTGGACAGTGACCATCGAACTGGTTGACGGCAAGGCCGGAGTTGCACACATCTCAAGTGAGGACAAGGCGATTATCCATCAGGCCAAGTTCTCGAAGTCTGACGTGGTGTTCGACTGGGGCGACGCGTTCAAATGCTCTATGAGTTCGTCCAACAGGGCGACGGTCGGCACCGGCTGCGCGTCGATCCAGGGTTTGGACTGGCATATCACGTCGGCGGAATCGGTGACGATTTCCAACGGGTCGCAGGGCATGAAACGCAATGACATCATTTGCGCGCACTACCATCGAGATTCCAAGACCGGTAATGAGCTGGTGGAGTTGGTCGTGTTGAAGGGTTCGCCGAATGCGACTGCTGCCGCCGACCCGACCATTCCGTCCGGGAAGATATTGTCCGGCGCGGTTGACGCGTACATGCCTCTCTGGCGTATCCCGCTCAACGGCATCACGGTGGGTACGCCGGTGCGCCTGTTCACGCCGAGGGGGGCTTTGTGGGATTCCGTAACCC